ATTCATATCTTTTAAACTTCCAACCTGCATATACTTTTGGTGTTGGTAAGTTTTCCTCAATATACTTTTTGTCCTCCATAGGAACTCCTATTAGGGGAACTGAAACCTTTGTCATAATACCTTTTTGTTTGTAGTCTTCCGACTGTAGAGGAATTATAGCACAAAAAAAAGACCCCTGTAAAGGGGTCTTTGTGAAAAAGGATATATTTCCTTTCTTCTTACATGAGGTTAGCGACCTTAACACGTCTGTAGTAGCGGTTGCTGTTAATAGCAAGTCTACCAAGACCAGCAGTTGTACCTTCAGCGAATGGGTTAGCAACAAGACCATAACGTGTCTTAAAGCCAATCTTAGGCTGGAAGCTGTTCTCTCCAACTGCACGAACCATCTGTAGAGGAACGTATGGGCAGTAGAATAATCCAGCGTCATAAGGTGAAGAACCTTTGTATCCAACAACGTAGTACTGTTGAGAACCTGTGTTACCAGAATATGGGTCGATGTATACTCTATACTTACCTTGAAGTACACCAGCAAATGTATTGCCTGTGTCATCAACATTAAGGTTAGCATTAAGAGCAGGTGTGTAATCAAGAACACCAGCCATTGTCAATGCAGAAGCAACGTCAGCAGAGCAAAGGATCATGTTACCCTTTCCACGACGAGTTCTCTGTGCGATAGCGTTGGCATCTCTTTCGATCTGGAAGATAAGTCCTTTGAACTTCTCAACAGACCAACGACCATTACTGTCAACGTCAAGGTCGAATGTACCACCAGAAGCAACATTAGACTGTGCACCAGACTCAGCAACCTTGTAGATAGAACGGATAACTTCTCTGTTTATCTCAGCAAGGATCTCAGTAGAAAGAATGTTAGCAAGTTCTGCTTCTGCATTCAATCCGTGGATTGCCTTAAGGTCTTGAGCAAGCTCTAATGAGTACTCAGCTTTCAACGCACGTGACTTCGCAGTAACGGTGACCTTCTCGATTGAGAATGCCATTTCGTTGAACTGATTACCAGTTCCACCTAGACTCTCAGCGTCCTCGGTGTCCATACCACGACCAACCTTATAAGCCTTCTGCTTTGCATCAGACTGTGGGTTAAGAAGACCTGGATCATCTAAAGGAGTACCACCTGATGTTGAAGTAGTTGTACCGAAACCAACAGCACCACCAGTATTTGCACCTTCGTTTCCAGTGTATCCAGAACCGATGTCTGCAGTAACTCCATTCTTACCAACTGCAGAGAATGCTGTATCTGCTTCGTCGAATAGTGCTTCTGTACCGTCATTGGTAGAGTAGCGTGAACGCATTGCGAAGATAAGACCAGTAGGTCCGTTCATTGGTTGAACACCAGCAAGGTCATAAGCGACCAAGTTAGGCATTGCACGACGGATCAAACTGATTAGTACAGGGTCGAAACCTGTCATTGCACCAGTAGAACTAGCAGAGAAACCTGCTGTTGCTCCTGATGATCCTGTATTATTTGTAGGTGACTCAGATAGGAATTCTCTCTCCTCTCTAAGTGCGTTTTCTTGGTTCTCCAAGAGAACTGCGGTCACCATTCTACGATGTGAATCTTGAATTTTATCCGAACCTTCGTGGTCTAGGATTGGTGCCCACTTCTCTTGCAGTTGTTCAGCATTGAACATTTGCATTTGATTTT